AGCCTTTGTATTTGCAGGCTTGGGCTTTCCTGGGCTTTTGGCATTAGCTACCTTCTTTGCAGTTGCTTTCTTGGCTACTTCTTTATCCTCGTTTGTCAGCAGTATTAAATCAGTTGGGTCTAAGTGATCGTCATATTTGTACGGCGATTCGCGCAACTCAAAGTGCAAGTGGTTGCCCGTGCTATTGCCAGTCGTCCCTACCTTGCCCAACATAGCGCCCTCAGCTAGATCCTGGCCTTGGATTACTGTCGTTTTAGATAAGTGAGCATAGATAGCCCTAAGTCCGTTCCTAAACTCCACAATAACTGCTGTGCCGTAAGACTCGCCCCAGCTCGGGTAATTGCTTACTTCAACTACTTTGCAAGGTCTAACCGATACGACAGGCGTACCAGCAGGCGCTTTAATATCTATGCCTGTGTGGTAGCCAGCTTTGTAACGATCGTTCTTAACCCCAAAGTGGTTGCTTATTGTGTAACCCTGTACTGGAAACATTAGCCAAACAACAATTTCGCTTCATCAGCACTAATACCTAGTTTGTCTAATAATGCTTGTTTAGCTTCCTGTTTTGCTTGTTCAGCTGCAAAGTGTTCGGCAGCTGCTTTTTGCCTTGCAGTAAAATCTGCTATTTCCTCTTTTGTAAAAGGCTTTTCAATTATTTCACCTGTTGTAACGTCGTGTATTCTGTGAATTAAGTCCATTATTGCTCCTTATGCTCCGTAAACGTAAAGTGTGCCAGCGTCAAAATTGCCTACCGTCGAAATTAGTGATATTGAACTGATAGTGCTGCCACCTAAATAAGCACCATAACCGCCACCAGTTTGAAAAGCACCACCTTCGGAACCGCCAAAAACTTGTACCATTTTCGGCCCTGTTGAATTAGCGCCGTCTACTGACGCCCCAGCAGCAACTAAAAAAGCAGCGTTTGAACCTTGTCTAGCAATTTGTATTTCGCTTCCTGTTGCGGAGTTTAATTGTTGTGAATTGCTTGGCGGATACAAAAACGCTAGTGAATAAAGGTAATTTGTTCCACTATCACCATTTAATCTTAATTGAATAAAAGAGGCTGCATCAGCGGAGCCACCAACTGCAATAATTCTTAATTGGTTTTTTCCACTAATACCGCTGACTGTAATTGTAGTTGCACCTGTAAGCGCTGTGCCACCTGCGTTGAGTAATGTGAAAGCTTGTGCAGGCGCTCCACCCGCAGCCCACTTTAAGCCAGTTGCAGTAGAACTATCAGCAGTTAAAACTGTGTCATTTGCACCAACTGCTAAACGAGCTACGGTGTCTGCTGCTGTTGCAGCGATAATGTCACCTTTAGCATCTACTATTGTTTTTGCTATTGCTGCTCCTGCGTTGCTAAATACGGTTGCGTCAACCGCGTCAGCAAAAATCTCAAAGTCAGCTGGTAGATCTGTTACCAAGTCAGTTGGCGCAGGTGTTACCCAACTGTAATTAGGCGTAATTGCCATTTGTTACCTTCCTTATGCCACGACTTGAGCATTTGCCCAGTCTAGTGTACCTGAAACCGTGTTCCAAGCCTCTAAAGGCGAAACCTGATCCCAATTCTGTGCTAGTACGCTTAGTGCGTATTCTGTCAGATAAAGCGTTAAAAACGCTTCATATCGGTTAATTGTCCAAGATATGCCTTCAACAAACCCAGCAAAGTTATTGACATAGATAGTGTCAGGTGGGTTGATTTCCAAAGGTACGCCATTATGAATCTTAATTAAAAAATCCCGCAAACCATTAGCCATAGAGTCTAATTGCAAAGGTATTGTAATTGCACTTAAAGATCTGCGAGGATATCCTCTAGTCGTTAAATAAAGGTCTAAAACTGCTTCCGCAGCTGCTTGTTCCTCTAAGAGGGTACTGACCGATACTGCTAACTGACCATATTCACTTATTGAACCAGCATTTGTATCGCTTACGGTTTGATTATTTTTGTAAATAACGGTCACGTCATTAGCCAGGTCAGACATACGTTCAATACTGGATAAGTTACTGGCTAGTATTACATTAGTTGGAATAGTAGTAAATCCATAGGTAGCCACATAATCTGATCTTGAGGCTGAGTCTGTGTAATTTAATCTACCGTCACGACCTTCATAAAGCACACCCCTAGCACTGTTGGCTACTTGTCCAGCAAGATTAAAGGCATTAGTTTCGCCTGAACTGTAAGCAACTATCTCATATTGGCCAGGTGTATCTATGCCACCTTCGACAGGGTCATAATTAAACCAAAATAAAGAGGGGTCAATATTATTCCAAGCAACAAGATTAGTGTCTTGATAAGTATCTAAACCTGAGCTGCCAATGTAAGGATTGTAAGTATTCCAAGTTAAAGTAGGATCAATATCTTGCCAGGCTACACCTGCTGGACTATCTTCCCACCGCTCAGCTGTGGCTTCTTGAATTATGTTTAGAATACGGTCGCCGTCAAACTCTTTGGCAAAGCCTGTACCACCAACCAAACGCCTATTTAATCTGGCTAATGAGCCAACACCTGTAATGCGTGTGGTCGTAGCAAAGCCAACTGATCCGTATGACTGGATACTGCGCTCAATATCCGACACAAATCCTGCAAAGATAACTACTGGATTGCCAGTCGTATCATCTATTTCTACTTGAACCGAGTGATCTATTTCAGCAACAGGAATATCGTTGTCAAACGTAATTAAAGTAATCGTGCAATATCCTGCACGTGGTTGTTCATCAACACTTGTTCGCTGGCATTAGACCGCAAAGGCTGGTGTGGTTTGTACTGTACCTGCTCTAGCTGTTGCGTTGCTTAAAGCTGTACCAATTGCTCTGGCAAAGCCTTCCTCGTCAATTACGCTAGGAGCCTGCACGTTAATTGTAACGTTTGGCTGTGCGCCATTTTGTAGATCGCTAATGCGCTTGAATCCAAGTATGTCAAATATCTGCTGTTCTTTAATTTGTCCGCCAACGGTAATAGCTTGGCGCTCAGGATCTTTAAGAAACCTATTGTAAATAGCAGATTCGGCAGCTGTAAGATTCTTAGTAAATTGTGGTATTAAGAAACCGTCTGCCTCTAAATACTCACGACCATTTAGAATAACTTTACCGCCTACGCCAGGTAGTATTTGACCCTGGCTTCTACCAGCACCACCTTCAAGGGTGCTAATACTTAATCCTGCTTTACTGCCACCGCCTGTAAATATGTCGCCAATTTTGTTGCCAAGCGACCCTAAAGGTGAGTTTTTAATGGCATTACCTAATCTTGCAAATAACTGAATTAGATCGCCTATTTTGTCAATTAAGAAAGCAACTGTATTAACTATGCCTGTAAACGCTGCGCCTAATACATCAACCAAGATTGGTGCTACTGTGCCTTTAACAAAACTAGCCAAAGATTTAAGCAAATCAATTAGTGGACGATATTCGTCTGCGTTTTCTCTAACTGCTGTGCTGATCTTTTCATAGGCAGATTTTAATGTAGTGAGAACAGGCGTTAAGAAGTCTTTAATTGTTTTGGCTAAACCTGACGTATCGTTTTGGAAACGATCAAAGATTGGTACTAAATACTCGTTAATAAAGTCAAACAAACGAGTCAAGATTGGCAATAAGGCAGCGCCTACGGATTCTTTAGCTTCATCAAAGGCTACCTGTAACCTGGCTGTTTTGCCTGCAAAGGTATCAGCTGCGTCAGCAGCAGCACCCTCAAACGTATTGGCTAGCTGCTTTGTTATGTCATCAAAGCTCATAGTCTTTAACTGTGCAGCTGAGATACCTACACCTAATTTGCCTAGAGCTGTATTCTGACCCTCAAACGATTTAGATAAAGCATTAGTAACAGATTCTAAACTTTTGCCGCTACCTCGGCTAATGTCCAACGCTAAGTTTAATAGTTTTTGTGATTGCTCAATGTTCTTAGTAGATCTCGTTAAGCGATCTAAGGCTGGGCGAAGTTCATCATCTGCAACGCCTGTGGCAAGTGCAGTTACGGTTATTTGTTTTTCAACTGCTGCAATCTGATCATCAGTAGCTTGCGTAACACGCTGTAAAGATCCAGCTAGTTTGACCTGGGCTTGTTCGTCCTCAATAGCAGCCTTAACGCCGTCTACCGCTAATTTAACGCCATAGGCTGCAACAGCAGCGCCAGCAACCGCAGCTGCTTTACCTACTGCTGCAAAGGCATTACCAATACGACCGCTACTAGATTGAGTTTCGTTTTCGGCTGTTTTTAAGCCTTTAACTAAGTCTGCTGTATCAGCAAGAATAGATAATTTAAGAGTACGATTGCCAGCCATTAGTATTTATCCGTAATCTGCTTAAAGCCTTTTTCCCATTTGTTAATAAGTT